ATGATGATTTTCAAAGTCCATTAAAAAGTGAATATGTTCCTATAAAAACAGATAATGCTGTTTCCTTGTTTATTCAAGCAATTATTTATATGTTGAAGATTAATGGTAAATGTGCTGTTGTATTACCTGACGGACAAGATTTATTTTCAAAAACAAATACCACATTAGTTGCAATTAGAGAATATCTTATGAAAACTTGTGATTTGAAAGAAATTATATATCTACCATCAGGTATATTTACATACACATCCATCAAAACTTGTGTGTTTTATTTTGTGAAAAAGAGAGAAGGAACTGATGTTTTGGAAACCAAAATTAAAGTGTCTAAAACTCAAAAAGAAACAGGTAGAGATTACAAGTTTTCAAAAACACATCAAACAACCAAAGTCAAGTTTTATGATTACAATCCTTATGAAGATGTCAAAAATCTATTGGTTGAAGTTCCTATTGAGAAAATTGTGAGTAATTCATATTCACTTAATTATGCTGAATATATGAAAGATGACACCGAAGAAGAAGAATATGAAGATGGTGTTGTTGTAAAAACACTTGGAGAAGTTTGTAGTATTGATTATGGGACAAGAATTGTGAGAAAAGATAATATAGAAGGTGAATATCCAGTTTATGGCAGTGGAAGAGCAATGTTTTCAACAGAAACATTCAATCGTGAGGGATTTAATATACTTGTTGGAAGATTTGCCTTATCGTTAGAATGTGTTCGTTTTGTAAATGAAAAAATATTCTTAAATGATAGTGGATTATCTGTAAAACCAAAAACAGACATTTTATTACATAAATATATTGGTTATTATTTACTACATAATCAAAATGTTATATATAATTGTGCCAGAGGAACTGCACAAAAAAATCTTGAAATGGATATATTTAAATCAATAAAAATCCCAATCCCATCCCTTGAACGCCAACAAGAAATCGTAAAATATTTAGATTTCATATACGAAAAAGCAAACAAAACGAGCAACGAGAAAATTTTGGAATTAAAGCAGTTGAACGAGTTTTGTTTGAATAATCAAAAAATATTTGGCGAGAATGTTGTGAAAGAATTAGGTGATGTATTTAAAGAAGTAAAAACAGGCAAAGATGTTGTTGCTACTGACAGAAAAAAAGGAGAATATCCATTTTATGGAGCGAATGGAATTATTGATTATGTTGATAGTTATATATTTGATGGTAAATATTTATTGACAGCAAGAACTGGTTCATTAGGTTCATTACATATATCAAATGGTAAGTTTTGGTGTTCTGGGGATGTGCATAGAATGGAATTTGAAAATGACACTTTATTATCATACACATATTATTATCTACAAACGATAGATTTTCAAAAGTTTAGAACAGGTTCAGCACATCCAAAATTAAGCGGTTCAAGTTTAAAATCTATTAAAGTTCATATACCAACACTTGAACGCCAAAAAGAGATTGTTGAGTATTGTGAATATAATGACACACTAATCAAACAATTAGAAAAAGAAATTGAAAACAATAAAAAACAAGCACAACAATTTATTACAGGTATTGTAAAAGCACAAGTAAAAGAAGAAGTTGAAGAGCAAACTGAAATAAGTTCAGTAAATGCTGAAACAAATGAAGTTATTCAAGACACATTACCCATTGAAGAAGAAATTGTAATTGAACCAAAACCAAAGACCAAAATTATTATCAAGAAAAAGGTAAAGAAACCTCTTGTTATTGTTGAAGATGAAGATGTTGTTGTATAAAACTATTCAGGTAATAATGTAGTGTATATTTTAGTATAAATAGTTTAATTTATTATAAACATTTTTTTATTCAAATAATTATATCATATAATATAATTATTATATAATATAATGCCTACACATAAAAGCGAAGATTATAAATTATCTGCGGTTGAATATTATTTAACAGAAGATAAATCGCAAGAAGAAGTTTGTAAAATATTCAAATGTTCTGCACGAAGTTTAATGAGATGGGTTGATAAATATAATGAAAATGGTGAAATAAAAAGGCACAACCGAAAACCTGTTGCGTATAAAGTTCATAAAGACCAAGTTAAGTTTATATTGGATGAAATAAAGAAAAATAGAACAATTACAATGCAGGATTTACTTGAAAAACTCAAAGAAAAATATCCTACATTAACATTAAGTCGTTTTCATTTGAACCGAATAGTTAATGATAATAATATTACTTTGAAAATTACAAGAATTAGACACGAACCGAATAAGCGTTTTGGTAAGGATATTGATATAAATAAGAAAATAAAAGAGTTTTATGATGAAGTGAAAAAATATAAAATAGAAGATATTATATGTATTGATGAAACAAGTATAAAATCATTACAAAAACGAAATCATTGTTATAATGAACTTGGTAAAAGATGTGTAATAAAAACACAAAGTCAAGAAGTATTCAAAAAATATACTGGAATATTTGCTATTTCTACCAAAGGTGTTTTAGGTTGGGAGTTATATGAAAAGAGTGGAATAAATACAGATAGATTAGTTGAGTTTTTAGAGAAATATATAACTACAAAGTTCAAAAATAAATTAATTATTTTAGATAATGCAAGTAGTCATAGAAACGAAAGAATAAAAGAATTGGTAAATAACCATAATAATATATTATATGCTGTTCCATATCAACATTTTACCAATTCAATTGAAAATTATTTTAGTATGTTAAAGTCAAGATTACAAAAGTTAGACGGATTAACACACGAAAAACTAAAAGAAAATATAGAAAAGGTAATAAGAGATATTCCAAAAGAGAAGTATGAAAATATATTTAAGGGAGCATATAATAGAACAGAAAAATATGTCAAGAAACCATCAAATAGAACACGGAAACTAAAAAATTATCTGCCTTAAAATCGGCGTTTTAAATGTGCAAAGGTGTAAAAAAATAAAAATAATATCTTTAGTATATTTATATATAATGCGGAAAACAAAAAGAAGAATCTTAAGAACCAAAAGAAGAGTATTAAGAAGTAAAAGAAGGACAACGCAGAGAAAATTTAAATACCAAAGAGGAGGTGACCCTGAGGAAGAGTTAAAATCAAAAGTAGATGCTGCAATACAAAATGTAGAAACGAAAGAGGATGAACACGCGCAAGAAACTATTAAATATAGCGAAGTGTTTCAAAAAAAACTCGATAATTTACAACTAATGCGAACCCTAAGGGTACAACTATATGACGCAAAAAACCCCCCCAAAAGCGGTCTAAACATTTTAAAAAAAAGAATTACTCCAATTACTCCCGAGATGATTACAAAACTCGAGCAGGACTTTGCACAAGCAGAAGCAGATGATACTAATTTCTCGCGTGAAAATGTTGAAGTTACTCATAATATTAATGTATTAGCATCCGAAATAGATGCTGAAAAAAAACACGCAATGCCACTATTAGAAAATTTTGTGCGAACTTTCCCCCAAAACACTAATGTTGATAATTATAATCTACAAATAAAAAAATATAGCGACGATATTGCCGCGCGAGAGAAACTAAGAGAAGAACTTAAGGATTATTATGTAATTAAGTAACATAATAATTTTTCTATTTATTGATTTTTCAATTTTGTTTTTATATTGTTTAATATAAAAACAAAATGTCAAGATTTGGAAAAAAAAGCGCACAACAACTCGAAGAAGAACAGCGCCAACTTCCTGCTAAACCCAAGGAGATGTTAAACACAAGACGCGGGCGCTTCACAATAAATCCGCGTCAAATTACTGTAGCCCCTGAATTTAATCCCTACAAAAAAGAATTGCTTAATGTTGATGCATTCATTGCTCACGGCAAACACTATGGTAAAAGATTTAAGACTAAAACACGAAGAACCAGAAGTATTGGTTTAAAAAATATGCGTACGCACGGCATAAGAACCACAAAACGTAGGCGTACGCATTAAAAGAATTTTTATTTTTATTTATTTACTTAATGCCAAAAACGCTTACATACGTAGTTCCACACATAGTCCGAAATGTGAAGTGCTTTGCCTTTGCTTCGTTGATGCCCTCACGAAGTTCTAAATAATGACGACTATTATCAACGTCTGAAATGAGATTGGCAAAGTCGGGCAATTCTGAAATAGTTTTTACAACACAACGACTTGAAGAGGTATTGCCTTGAAGACGTGTAGGATAAACCTTACCTAAAGACATCGCATGGGATGTAATAATTAGCCTAAACAAAAATGCGAGGATATATTTCATAGTTTAATTATGCTTTGTTTTGCTATAGTTGCTTATACTAATTTAAAAAAACTATTTCAATTTTATTTATACCTTTTATTATGTTGAAAAAATTGATTTATTATTATACTAACTCATAGTAAGTATAATAATAGCAATAATGCGTTTTACAAAAGCAACCAAGTTTTTATACAGCAAGACGCTATTTAATATGTTATTTTTAAATGAAGTGGGGCCTCTTGGGCGATGGAGTCAGGAACGTTGTGCTATTAAATTAAACAAGAAAATAGATTTAGCAAATGAAGACAATTGTGGTCCTTGTGGCGAATATATATTAACTAAATTAGATTTGACTAAGACAAAAACAAATAAAATTTCTAGTGTTAGTCCATATTTAATTGCCGAGCACGAAGAACAAGAGCAAATCAAAAATTAATAATTAAATACTGGATTCATTTTTATATGTGCTTCATTGTAATATTTTTTCCTATATTCTCTCATTGTTTCATCTTTAATATGTGTTGTTTTAAAATAATTATATGTTTTATTTTCTTGTAATAATTCTATTATAAAATATAACGAATACATACCGCATTGTCCATCACTAAATTGATGTGTAAAACCTTCATTATTATCGACTACTAATTTAATATTTAAATTATGTGCTTGATTTACTATTCTGTCAATTAAAACATTAATTTGTTTTGGTGTTTTAGATCCATTACTATCAAAGTAAAAAATAAATTTTTTATCTAAGTCTAAAAATAGTGAAATCCAATGTTTCCCTGGTTTATTATGCGGGTCAGTATTAAATATTACACCTATTTTACTAATTTTATTTTTTATATATTCCTCTAAATTAAAATTACATAATTGCTCCCATACACAAGTTGAAAATAATTCTTTGGAATCAAAATCTATAGGTGATGGTCCAATAAACTTGAAATTTTTATTGGATTTTTCATATTGTTTCATTATTTTTATTATATCAACACTAGATAACCAAGTATTTGGTTTGCTAGACCACGTTTCAGGAGAAAAAGGTTTGAATATTTCTTTTATTAACAAATCACTGTTATGTACTTTATTTAATGGAGTATTTTTTAACCAGCATAATTCATCATAACATTGCTTATCTAATTTGTTCTTAAAAAATTCCCATATTTCTTTGCTATTATTTGTTTCTATTTTGTCACTATTATTAGCATTCCATACATCTTTAAATACTTGTAGGTTGCTTCTGGAGTAGCAAGTGTAATCTTTTAATTCTGGATCTATATTCTTATTTTGATATGGCGAACATTTAAGTTTATTGAATTTGCGACTTTTTTTAGGTTTCCGTTTATACAAACGCATTTTCTTCGATGAGTTTCTTAATGTTTTTGTAAATTTTTTATATATATTATTTTTAACATTAATCATATTAATTATAAAGTTACTAATTAATATATAATTATAAAAAAATTATTCCCTTTTTTGTGGAAGTATTTTCTTATTATATTTATTTGATTTTCTTACAACAAATAACTCTAAATTTTGTATTTTTTTTGAAGTATCAGTTGGACACATACAATTAATTGTTTCAGTTGTTATATTAAAATCACCAACATTTTGATTATTTAAACTGTTGTTTGAATACTCTTTTAATTCTTCTTTTATTATGTTATTCATTTTTTTTTCTTTTAAATGTAATATTAAGTTTAATACATATAATAAATAATACATTTTATATTTTTCATTAATATTACTATTACTAGTATTATTACTACTAGTACTAGTAGTAGTACTATTAGTAGTCAATAGTTTTTCTAAAGTTGAAGTATTATATTTTAGAATTTGCTCCTTATATATTTTAATATTGTCTTCTAAATTATCAAATATTTCTTTTAATAAACTATTATTGTTCAATAAATTTTCTAATTTATTTGTTTTTGCATGTTGAAATTGGTTTGTTAAATACAACAAGTCTATATTGTTTATAAATGATTCAATGGATTTAACCTCTTTAACCTCTTTAACCTCTTTAACCTCTTTAACTTCTTTAACCTCTAAATCTATAGCAACTACATTACATTGTTTGGATTTTTTATTTTTATTATTTTTTTTATTTTGTTCCATCGTTACTTAGTATTATAATAAACTTTATTTTAAATCTTTTAATTGAACTCGTGTTGAGTTATAAAATATTTCATTTCCAATTGAATTTGATATATTTGGATTAAAATCATTAAAACTTTCTTCTTTAAATAATAAGTGTTCATCTAAATTAGCATTGTGTGTTAAAAAATTAATATTATTTTCATATAAATTGCTAGAAGTATTTGGAAGATATGCAACTTGGTCTGCTTTTTGTAAAGCAAAAAATTGGTTTCTTAAAGTAGATTCTTTATCCACATTTGTAGCAAATCCGTAAAAATGCGGTTTTCGCGTTCCTGGGAAAAATGTATTGCTTACATCATATAATGCGTTATTATTTATAGGAACTGTTGATTGAGTCGCATGATTATAAGTAGGCATTAAAGTGTATTTTGTATTTACTGGTCTAAATGAAAAATTCATTCCTAAATTATTTGATGGAAAATTTCTATTTGCTATTGAATTATTTATACTATTATGATTCTCAAAATTATGTAAAGTCACATTATACAAATCATTAGTTGTTGTCATTTTATATTATAAATACTATATAAATTTATTATATTATTTATAAATTTATATAATTAATATTGCTTACAAAAAAAAATTTTTAATTAAATTACACTATTAACTTTTTTAACGCTTATATTCCTTTACAATATTATAATTAAAATAACTATAATGTCTTGAATTTGATTTTGGATTATATGTTTTTTGAATATTATTATACATTGATGCTCTATTTTCTTTCATTTGATAGCGCCTGTTTTCGCATTGTTGCTTCTTAATTTGTTGAAGTTTGTTTTTTTCTTGTGCTGTTATGTCAAACATATTTGACATTGTGCTATTGTTAAGAAGACTCATCATAATAAGTGCTGAAGTTGCCATTTAAACTTTTAAACTTTAAACTTTTAAACTTTAAACTTTAAACTTTAAACTTTTTTAAAAGAAATCAATTTTTTTTATGTTTTCTTCTAGATTTATTTCTTCTAGATTTATTTCTTCTAGATTTATTTCTTCTAGATTTATTTCTTCTAGATTTATTTCTTCTATATCTTGTTTGTTTGCCACCTGCCAAAACTTTACTCACAGAAGGCGGTGTTAAGGTTGTTTGATTGCTTAATTGAAGTTCAGATTCTTTTGCGCACAAAATACCTCCGAATTTTGCTCTAACTTCCTTATCATCTTCTCGAAATAACATAAGATCTTTACTTCTCATATCTTGTTCTCTAGTTTCTTTTTTGCCCTTTATAATTGGAATACTTTTCATTTCAAAACCTCCTTTTTCATCAAAAGTATATTCATAAAATTCTAATGGTTCTTCCATAATTTTTATAATTTCCTCAACTAATTTTTTAATGGGTTCTTCATCAGCACTTAGAGAGAACTCGAATTTTTTATTTGTAAATATATCATCTATATTACATTTTGACAATAATATTAGTTTAGTTAATAAAAATAAAGTGTATGTTATTCTTAGACCTGGTTTATTATTTATATAATCATAAATTATATTTGCGTAATCTGGATTATTTATAATAATATATATAATCATATTTATTCTTTTAAAGCTATCTTTCAAGTTGGCATCGGCAATTATTGCTTTTAATTCAGTTTTAACTTTTTTTCGCTCGTATTTTATTCTAAGTTCTAGTGCTTGTAATGTCTTTATATCAACAGCACCAACTTCTATACCTTCTATATCCCAAGGATAAACATAAGAGTACATTTCATTATATCTTTGATAATAATCTGTGTCATGCTGTGTATTAAATCTTTTTAAATTAGCATCTTCTTCCTTAATTCGTGCAATAGACTCATCTAAACTTGTTAAAAACTCTCCCTGATCTTGAATTTGATCTGGATTTTCATAATAATTTTTGTATGTATTGCTCTTTTGAAATTCTGGTTTCTTACAAAATTGTTGTAATCTTTCGTGTCTATTACAATATAAATCTACTGCTTTTGTCTGTATTTCATCTCTTGGTGTTTGTTTTGGTATTTGTTCTTTTATTGGTTCTTGTATTGGTTCTGGTATTGGTTCTGGTATTGGTTCTGGTGTTTGTTCTGGTGAAATAAGTTTCTCTTCACGTAAAATGTCATCTAAATAATTTACTAAAATAGGTTTTTTTTCAGTAAAATCTGTAACATGTTTAAATTCTACATGAAATTTTTCACAGTTACCTATGAGTGTTTCAGCATCATTATCGTCAAATAAATATATATGAAAACTACCTATTTTTCTATCCGGATGTCTTGTATTATAGTTATATTTTTCAATTAAACTTTGCGCATATAATGCATAAGGTTTTAATCCTTCTTTATGAACCGTATCTATAATACGTGTTTTATCAAGACGTTCATCGTCGGGGAAAAATTGTTTGGCGTCTTCATATATTAGTGAAATATTAGTATTATTCATATAAAAAAAATATTCTGATTTACTAAAGAACTTTCTATCTTGAGAATCAGCAAAATATATATCAAAAAATTGATATTTTGGATAGTTGTTTGCCGTTATAATCCAAACATAATTTTCACTTTGTATAATTTGTTTCATTCTATCAATAATATTCCTTATAAAGTTCGGGGGTGTTTGCTTTACGGATAAATCTTTTTTTTTCTTAGTTTTTTTTTCTCCTTCTTCTCCTTCTTCTTTAGCTTGTTCGCACAATGTATCATCAATATCAAAAGCAAATATGTATTTTGTTTCAGATTTTGTTTCAGATTTTGTTTCAGATTTTGTTTCAGGATTAGTTGTATCTCTAATTTCTTGTTCTTTATATGTTCCAATTTTTTGTAAAAGTTCGGTTCGCAAATATCCAGGAAGCTGCATCTCTACTTCTTCACCATAATCGTCAAAACATTTAGCACTACTAAAACTTGTAATCCAAAACATTAAATTAAGAACTAGAGAACCGCTTAAAAATTGCGACAATCTTGCTCTATTTTTGTAAGTGTAAACTATAGCAGGCGCACCTAACCAAGTAATTCTGCTCCCGCCTATTTTTTTTCTTTTAGAATAATACTCACTATATGTTGTAACTCCTGTATAGTCGTTTGGATTAAATGATGGGTCATACATTTGGCTTGCCATAATTGTTCTTGTTCCCTCTACTACTAGAGCCGATGCCATGCCAGGCCACTCTCTCACATGCCCTTGTCTAATTACTTTAAATCCTGTAAAAATTTCACCAATAAATTTTTCAATATCTACTATTGGTATATTTTTTTTTACATCAACAGTCATAGTTAGTGCTCTTACTAGTTTATAATTTGTTTCTATTGCTGGTAATTTTGCCGTTATATATGGTTTATCTCTAAATTCCATTTTTAATATATTATAGTATATTAATATATCAAAATATTAAAATATTAAAATACTTGCTGTGATAGTCTCATCTTCAAAATATATAAATAAAGCATATTATTTACATAGGATCAGAAAGACTTGTAGCATCGTTATTAAACCAAGTCATTTTAATAGTGACAATATTGGTTTTTATAATATTATATGACGTGCTTAAAGCATACAAACTTATTAATTTATAATATTCACCATTTTGAATCCAACTAATAACTTCATAATAATTACTATAACAATGTGATATATTTATAATGCTGGGTATAAAATTATGAATTTCTTTAAGTCCAATAGTTTCAAACTCTTTCCAAAACACATTTTTCCCAAATAATTCATAATTATATTTATCTAAAATATATTCATCCATAGTCTCATAACAATCGCTAGGATAATTATATAAATCTAAATATTTTGTGATGTTATCACTATTCATAACAATAGAGTTAATAGTTTTTTTCATTGTAAAAATTAACTCTTCATCTATATTCATATTAGTATTTCTATTATTTTCTTAACTCAATAATATAAACTACTCAATTTTTCTTCATAATCTTTTTTATTGTGCCTTATTAATTTATTATTAATTTCTAATATACATTCGCTTGTTGATGTGACAAATAAATCAGGAATAAATGAATGGATTAGTGATTTAATACAAGAAATAAATAATATAAAAGAATAATTTAAAGACACAAGCATATGTTCAAAATAATCCATATTTGAATCTCTCAAATGTTTAAATTCCAAAAACATATTTTTATTATATATTGCTATAAATTATTTTTATATGGATTATATATTATTTTTATAAATGGTAAAATTGAATTAAATATAGCTTAAATATATATTCAATATATTTAATACAATACATACAATATGAACATACAAGAAGACACTACATTATTAGTTAGTAGTAAACAAAAAAATACAAGCAAACAAATATTGGGTCAATTTTACACAACCCATCACGAATATATTTTACAAAATATGAAAATTCCTGATTATATTATTAACATCATAGAACCATTTGCGGGAAATGGTGATCTAATTAGTTTTATAGAAAAAGAACAAACCTCAAATAATGTTACCTATAATATTGAATGTTATGATATAGAACCTACTAAAAGTTTCATAATTAAACAAGATACTATTAAAAACCCACCCAATTACAATAATAAATATTTAATAACAAACCCACCATATTTAGCCAGAAATAAATGTACAAATAAATTATTGTTTGATAAATATGACGTAAATGATTTATATAAATGCGTAATTAAAGAAATTTTGACAAATGTTTGCTTAGGTGGAATATTTATAATTCCATTAAATTTCTGGTCATCAATACGTAATTCCGATATTAACTTAAGACAAGCATTTTTAGAAAAATATAATGTGCTATTATTAAATATTTTTGAAGAACAAGTTTTTGATGATACAACTTACACTATTTGCTCTTTTCAATTTGAATTGAAACTGAAATTAAAAGAAAATACTAATGAAAATACTAATATATTAAATATTACTGTATATCCCTCAAAAACTATTATACAAACAGAATTAAACAGCACAAATAATTTTATGATTGGTGGTGCTATATACAATTTAAAATTAAAAAATAATTATAAAATTACACGTTTAACAAAGAAAAATATTGATAAATGTAATACTAATATTTTAGTAAAATGTATTGATGATAATATTAAATCACAAATTGGATTGTCATTTGTTGAAACCAAAGATATATATATAGATAGAACACCAAACCAAACAGCAAGAACATATGCTAGTTTAATAATTGAACCAAAAATAGATATAATTAAGCAACAACAATTAGTAATAAAATTCAATAACTATTTAGAGGAACATAGAAAAAAATATAATTCATTGTTTTTAACCAATTATAGAGAGAGTAAAGATATTGCGAGAAAACGAATATCATTTGACTTGGTATATGCTATTACTGAATATATATTAGATAATTTTGATACATTATGAGTCCGATAGTTTTCTTCGTATATCTCTAAATTTTACTTTTTGCGTTTTATTTTTTTGGTTTGTCTATATTTTATCTTTAAAGTTTTTCTTTTACGAGCATTATATACTTTAAATTTTTTGTTATAATTAACGAACATTCCACTTCCTTGATCATCTTCACTAGTAGGACTACTTTCTCTACTTTCTTGTAGTTTCTCAGACATAATTCGCTTTTGTTTAATAGTGCGGTCTTTTTGTTCCTCTAGTAATTTAACTAATCCTTCATCATAACGTAGGTCATCAGTCTTCCGTTTACTGCGTGTTTGATGTTGTTTGGATTGTTGAGGTAGTGATTTACCTATATCTGTTATTTTTTTTAATTCCCCAAGAACACTCATTGCTTTGTCTTGTAACTTCTGTATTTCTTGAAATTTTAAGTTAAAACTATCTATTATAGTGACTCTAAAACAATAAGGAAATTCTTCACTAATGAATGCGCTGGTTGGATATACAAAAATATAGATAAAATCTTTTATTGTTTCTAACGTTATAAGTGATGTGTCTAACAATCGGGCTTTATCAGGTGAGCTCAACCGTTTATAGTCTTTAATAAACTTTTCGAAATGCTCAAGCATTTTCTCACGAAACTTTAATGTAGCGTTAAGTCGTTTCTCATAAATATATTTAAATGTATAAGGCTCATAAAATCGTTGGATTCGTCCCGCATATTCATAAACAATCTTATTACTCCGATGACCCTTCATAATATCCTCATTTTCCATATTTTCGCACAACCAGTCGTGTTCTTGTAAACGCAGTACCTCTTTATCTATTAACGCACTGCCAAAATCAATTAGTAATGCTCTCCCTTTATTCGTATTATCATTTGTTATATATTTGTAGTCTGGATTATACATAATATTCTCAAATATTAGGTCTCCATGTATAAATCCAATCTGTTTTAATCTTACTAGTTCATATGCTGCCAAAGATATTGCTCTTTCACGCTCAGGTACTGGTGCAGTCTTTAGATACTCTTTTAATGTAATATAACCATCCATAAACTCCATAACAATACAGCCAAGTTTAGTAATATTTGCTCTTGCTCTAGCACCGGTTAGATCATTCCAAATGTCATGTCTATATGTATCATCGATAGAAAAATGTGAGTTATCTTGCGTTTGTAAGATACCACCCAAAGTATCAGTAGTTATAATAACATCCTCTTCTTTATCGAGTTTGGCTATTATTTCTTGAAGTGTGTCATCTTTGTCTAGACCAGTTAAACAACTAATTGGATATGGACAGACTGGTTCATAAGCACTTGATATAGTATTATACGTTGTTTTATATACTTCTAATTGTATGTCATATTCATGTTTAATTTCTGTTTTTTGTGATAATTCTATAAACTTTATGTATCCTCCTCTAGGTGTATTTGTGTAAAAATACAACCTCACTATATCTTTAAAAGGATTTATAAGAAAATATTTAAATAATAAGGTTCTTACCTGCGTATCAATGATACCTGAGCGTATGTGAATAAATGGACTAGGAACCCCGTCTAGTAATGTTGCTTTAAACGTAATACAAGTCTTAGAAGAATTTGTTAATATTGAAAATTTTGAATTTAATTTAAAAATTCTAACCGCTTGGTCATTAGTATATTTTTTTTTAGCATAAAAAGGATTTATTACTAAACCTCCTTTCATTCTTGAAATGACTATATATATTATATTATATTATATAATGAACCTCACTCTAATTAATGATGCCTTTTTTTTGGAAATCATATAAACTACCAATAAATACATATTTTCGAATATGCTTGTATTGTTCTTTATTTAATAAATACAGAAATTTATCCATATTATGAAAACATTCGTCTCCATCTAAAATATTTATGAAGTATGTATTAATATTAGTATTAGTATTAATAGTATTAGCACAGAATTTTATTAAATACTCCATTTGACATTTAATAAAATGATATACTTCTCTCAAAGTCCTTGTTTGTGCTCCACCCGCGTCGCATACAAATTTAAGATTATAATAATATTTATATGTACCTTTAATTAATAATCCATCAAAATTTTCTGTATATTCATAACCATCGTCATTTTTCATTGGACGACTAGTACTAGTAATTTCATAAGTTTCCATATTAATTCTAGTGTGTGTCTTCTTTAAAATAGTTCCTGTAATTTTTTCAATTAACGCAATTTGATATTTTTCACATTCATTTGATTTTCCGCCTTTATACCATGCTCTAGTTTTGCGCCACGCTTTTGTTTGATAATACGATTGTGGAATTAAAATACATTTTCTTTTCAAACACGCGCGCGCATATTTTTGAATAGTTATAATTTGACTAATATATTTTTCAAAGTTAATTGTTTTGTTCATTGAAAATATAAGTTAATATTTTTTAATAATTTATATAACATATCAATTTTTATTATTAAAACCTCATAATTTTGATATTATGATATAACGCATAACTTCCATATAATCCTAATATAACTAGCGCTACAAACTTCCTTGATACAGCATAAGGCCAATATGGTAAAAAATATACTATAGCTAATGCTATTAGTCCAAATATATATATAATATTATTGTATTCAAAATATTTTGTTGTATTTAGTAAAGGATAAAAACCAATACTATGCATTAGTACTCCCCAAATAAAAATACCTAATAACTTTTCTTTTATGCTTTTATAAAAAGAATCAATAGTTCCAATTATTCCAATTAATAAGAAAATTAAACTTACATATTTAATATAATTATTGTAATAAAGTATTAATATAAAAACAATAGGGACTAAAGCAATGCTTAATTCACGATTAAATACTTTATAATGATAATAATATAAATTATTATTTTTTAATGCTATGTCTTTGAATGTAGTGTTCATTGTTTTATATATAATTATAAAATTATAAAATTAAAATTATAAAATTATAAATATAAATATCTTAAAGCATATAATATATGTTTTATTTAAGAAGACCATGGATATTGAACTCCTACAACAAGCACTTGAAAACGATGATAATTTAAATATTATAAATACGAATATTCAGGAAATAAAGCGCAAGAAAAATCAAATTTTACAAGAACTCGGATTAAAGCGAGAAGATTTAAAAAGTTATCATAAAAAATTAAATGGGTATATGTATGTAGATAATATAAAAGATTTAAAATATGGAAGGACTATAAGATGGATAAATTTAAATAAAATAGATGCTATTAAAATAACCAACGGAGCACTATTGTGCGATATTAAAATACACGACAAAGGATTAGCGTTAGTACTAAAAGGATATGCTCATAATTATATAACATTATATTTAAATGAAAATATAATATTTCAAAAATTAAATAGTGAAGAAGAAATAATTCTTAAAGCAGTTAATTATTTAAATCAACAAAATCAATAGTCTTCAAATAAAATTGATTACGTTTTTATAAATATTAATATCTTATATCTTATATTTTATGCTTTGTATCTTGAAAAATGATTTGCCATTTGCCAAGTGATATTATAGAAATTATTATTAATACTTTGACTAATTATCAAGATCTTATAAGTTTAAAGTTGTCGTCGTCACTATTATGTAAATCAATTAGTAAATTTCTTATTAGTAAGCACGTGTTGTCTAGTAAGTTAAATGTATTTACTAAGAGATGGTTGTGTATTAATATATGTTGTTATGATGATACAGAAGATATATTCATAAATGTTCATAATAATTATTATAGGCGCTATATACATACATGGCAAGTAGCCTTAAATGTAGCCAAAGTATTAATAAATAATAAAACATATAAAATTAATTCTCATTATTGTTGTGAGTGTTTTAAAAAATATGTTTTGGTTGGCAATAATGAAAAAGTATCACATAACTATCGCATTCCAGACCAAGTTAATGTAACATTTTTATAAATAAAATAACATAAATCACCCATAAAAAAATTGACTTCTTATTTTAGAAAACATTTTTTAATATAATAGTCTAACTATTTATACGAACAGCGTATTATATTATGGGCATCACTTTTTGTGACTTAAATACTGATGTTATTAAAACTATTATAAGTCATGTAAAACATTATTATTATCTTGCGTTACTTAAGAGAACATGTTTAAGTAACTATAATAGCGTTTCAAAGTTATCAATTGCCAAACTTATGTTGTCATATAGACTTAGTCAATTTTCCCCAAGAACATTTTGTATTAATATTAATTGTTGTCATGATACTAAAGAAGTATTTAAAACACATTATCGCCATGGTTATGATAGTTATGTTCATATTAAGCAATTTGCCTTAAACAAAACAATACTTTTAATTAATGAAAAAAAGTATTGTCTTAGTACACATTATTGTGGTGAATGCTTAAAAAAATTTGTTTTAGTAAGAGACTTGAAAAATGTTAAACACAACTATGACTATATAGATGAAGTAAATATATCTTATACAAGATATATGTATATATTTATCTAAGAGTTTTTGTTACACTTTATTAAAATTGATTGCTTATTTTTTTATATTTGTTTATAGTCTGGACAAAACAGCAAAAGCAATCAAAAAGCAAAAGCAGCGCTCAGCACAATCACTATGTCGAGCAACCACGTTTCATTTTCGGTTGCCAAACAGCAGATGCAAGAGTTTTTTGAGAAATTTGTTCCATCCAAGCGCACATACTGTATCAATACAGAGTGCGTGAAGGAGACTGAAAATGCGGTGATGCATATCTGGGAGGTTAATGCTTTGGCGTATGAACACACCGAACGGCAGGCGGCGTTGAACATTACAACCATGCGGGTGAATGGAAAGCCGCATTGGGTTCAGTCTCATTATTGTTGCGAATGCTTCAAGAAACATGTTTTGGTGGGTAAAAACAAGAATGTTTCGCAGCACTATGGGAATTATTGTGACGGAGTTCAACAAGTAGACGTCTCCTTTAATAATGAACGTCGGTCTTCTACATGGTACAATTGTGATACAGAGGAAACGCAGGTGCTAACTGAATTTCAAGAATACATGCTGGCATACAACTAAACACAACGATGCGAGGACCAGTTGAAGGGTATTGGTTAAAAGTTTGAATACTTTTTTTATACTTATTTTTATATTGTTGTTATACTTTATTAAAATTGATTGCTTATTTTTCTATATTTGTTTATAGTCTGGACAAAACAGCAAAAGCAACACTCACTCAGCACAATCACTATGTCAAGCAACCACGTTTCATTTTCAGTCGCACAAGCGCGGTTGCAGGAGTTTTTTGAGAAGTTTGTTCCTACGAAGAGAAAATATTGTATCAATCCTGAGTGTGTCAAGGACACTGAAGGTGCTGTGCTATATATATGGAAGGCTAACTCACTAACATACGAACACACGGAACGGCAGGCAGCATTGAACATTTCACTCATCTGGATGAATGGAAAGAAGCAATGGATTAGGTCTCATTATTGTTGCGAGTGCTTCAAGAAACATGTTTTGGTGGGAGACAACAAGCATGCTTCGCAGCACTATGAGCAATATTGTCCTGGAGTTCAAGCAGTTGATGTGTACTTTCATTATGAGCCTGTGCATTCTACATGGTACAATAGTATTACAAAACGCGATGAAAAGTTGAGTGAGCAACAACTTTGCATGCTTAGTAGTGATTGATGTTAAGTGCGTTGTGTGTGTTGTAAAAAAATTGATTTTTTTTTAAATTATTTACTAATTATTTATAGTTTTAAACAACAACTATGTCTAGCATTAATTCAAGCAACCGTGTTTCATTTTCGGTTGCTAGAGAGAGGTTGCGTGAGTTTTTTGAGAAGTTCGTTCATACAAAGCGCCAATACTGTATAAATCCTAACTGTATCAAGGAAACAGAAATGGCAGTTGTACACATATGGGAGGCTTGCTCAAAAACATACAAACACACTGAGCGGCAACCAGCGCTGAATGAAACAACAATGTGGGTTACAGGAAAGGAATATAGTTTTATGTCTCATTATTGTTGCGAGTGCTTCAAGAAATATGTTTTGGTGGGAAACAATAAGAATGCATCACATCGCTATTGGACTTCTTATGACAGACGTCAACAAAATGTACATGTGATTTTTAATAGTGCACCATACCCATCTTCAACATCTTATTATGGAACAGGCACCGTACAACCACTAACCAAGTTTCAAATTAAAATGCTTGGTTAGTCGTTGTATGTCTTATAATAAAAATTGAATATATTTTTTTATGGAATTAATTATAATATGAACGAACTATGGTATATATATTAAGAAGTTTAAAATGTATTACTCCCGATGGTGAATTTCATAATTTCTTAAAAAAATATCCTACTCAAGATATATGTTATATGTATTATAATATAAGACATTTTAAAATATTATATATAGGTTCTACAACTCAACATGGATTTAACAAAATATCTTATTTAAAAAATCATCATATCATGAAAAATATAAACGATAATTTTGATAAATATATACATATATACATCTACATAAAATATAGTGAAAACTTTTTAATAAAATTATTTAAACCTATATTAAATAAACAAGGAGGGTCATTAATGAAGAAGTATAGAAATGAAGTCAATATTTTTGAGATACCATATTTTATAAAGTATAAATATTTTAATACACTATCGTGTTATAAACTTGATTTATTTGATAAATTGTCTTCTAGTTCACGACCATCACATTGCAGTTTATTAAAAATATGGGGTTTTGATAACATTATTAATATTGGAATTAATTTTGGGATTAATTATTTAGATGAGTATAATTGGTTATATTTTCGAAACTTAAATATCAAATTTAGAGAGAATAAACCATTGTATATAAGTGCTATTTTATATAAAAACGATAAACAATTTATAACATCTATTAATAAAAATGTTATTAAATGTTTTGCTTATAATTATAATATTTTAACTTCTGATAAATTATTATCAATATTGTGTTATTGTAATATTGAATATTATAAAGAATGTATATCAATTATTATAAATTGTTATATTGTATTTTTAGAAGAAAATATAAAAAAAAATAATATTAAATGTTCTTGTGGAAAAATATATAAAACACCAAATGGACTATATAATCATTTACGTATTCATAAATGCAATATATGTAGAAATGAAATACAGTATATAGTTGGATATCATAGTAATATTATACTTTGTAATACTATTTTAGTTAGTTTGATTACAAAAAAATACCTATTACAAAATTGGGTAAGCAAACCTCAAATTTGGGGCAGATATGTAGATAATATTATGGATGTTGAACATTATCTAAAATTCAAAAAAGGACTCAATTTCGTTGATGAGATTGGAAAAAACAAATATAGAATTAATTTTGTAAATATTAAAGAATTGTCAATTCAATACTGAAATAATTAAATGCTATAACAACATTTTTACAGATGTTGTCATACTTTTTAAAAATTGATTTCTTTTTTTTGTATTTATTTATAGTCCGGACAAAAAAGCAACAAGCAACAAGCAACAAGCGATAAGCAACAAGCGATAAGCAACAAGCGATAAGCAACAATGATGTGTGCTCTCAATATTTGCGACTTGCCAAGCGAGCTCATTGCACTCATTGTTGACCGCCTTGGAAACAAAGACTACCTCGTGAGTTTCAAGGAGACGTGTGTGTTGTTTAGCAAATGTGTGAGTCAATTTTACATTGCGGGACAGATGGTGGCTACACTGTACGGAGTGTTTAATGAACGCTATGTTGACAACCTCAGCCTCGAATTCCAGCGTGTGATGGGAGACTGTGCGAACGCAAACTGTTACTACGATACTGAAGCAGTGTGTGAGTATGTATGGAATTATGGGTACAGTCGGTACTATCATTGCATTCAAAAACCCATGCAATCTACAACCATGTTTGTCAATGGAAAAGAGTACCCAGTCAAGCATCATTATTGTGCCGAGTGCTTTGTGAAGTTTGTTCTAGTTGGGTCAAATCCAACTGCGTCGCGGCACTACGGCAATTATTGTAGCGATGGCGACAAGCAAGTGAATGTCTCCTTCAACGCGGTGCCTACGCCTTCAACGTGGATACATTTTCAAACAGGAGAAAAGGAACCATTGTTGCCGTGGCAAGTAGATGCTCTAATTGGTAAGTTTCCGTAGTCTTTGCTTTGTTTTAAGTGTGATATTTGTGTATATTATTTTTTTTGCTTTAGTGTTTGTTTTTTATTTAAAACTAATTTGCCATTTAACGTTTTAGTCAATTTATTTTTATTTGTTTTGCTTGTTTTTAACATCATTCTTTTTTTACACGAAAATCCATTTATTTTTAAATGCTTACGTTGTAATACACTATGATTACATATTCCAATGGCACGACTTTCTTTGTTACCTGGATTGGGAACTTTTTTTATACAACTACATAATTTCTTTGCTATTATATTTTCTGCCATTTTTTTTATAGAACTTAAAGACGTGTTTGAATTTATTTTAATATTATAATAATTTAAAATATTAATATAATCCTCTTTTGTTAAATTCATATATTGTTATATAATATATTAACATATATTTTATAAAATTACATATATTTTTATATAATTACATATATTTTTATATAATTACATATATTTTTGTATAATTACATATATTTTTGTATAATTATATATATAATTACATGAATGCTAAAAAAATACTTAATTATACATTAATAATTTCTATAGCTATACAAATATTTACATTTATAATAAGTATTCAAGGTATTTTTACAGAAATTCCTGTTGTATATCATTTAATAAAAGACTTATTTTTCTTAGAATTATTTGTTCAATTAATTGAAGGAGTATTTTACATATGGTTAGCATTTAATGTTTTAAAACTTACTAATATAACACCTAAAAGATATTTTGATTGGATGATTACAACTCCTACTATGCTTATTACATTAATTTCCTATTTAATATTTATTAATGCTAAAGAAACAAATCAAACGCAAGGTCTAACTTTATATTCTATTTTAACTAGTAATTCTAATGTTATTATACCAATATTGCTTTTAAATTGGGCAATGTTGCTCTTTGGGTATTTGGGAGAAATAAAAGTCATTCCAGTATTATATTCTATAATTCTTGGGTTTATACCATTTGCCATATATTATACTATGATTTATACCAATTTTGTTCAAAAAAATAATAGTGGCTACATATTTTTCTTCTATTTTCTTATTTTTTGGTCTTTGTATGGATTTATTGCTGCCTTACCTTATTATGCCAAAAATATAATGTATAATATACTAGATCTTTTTGCCAAGAATTTCTTTGGTCTATTTTTAGCATATATAATTTATACTGGAAACTATTAATATATTTTATGTGGCAAAATTATTTTATAATGTTATATTAGAATCATATAAATAGAATGTTAATAGAAAGTATAATTCCAAATAGCATTAATTATGTAATGGTCTTTGATTTAGATGAAACTCTTGGTCATTTTTCTCAATTATATGTATTTTGGTCATTATTTACAAAATATATTAATAATAGCAATGAAATGTTATTTTTTGAACTATTAGATACTTTTCCTAAATTTTTGCGTCCTAATATATTAAATATACTGAAAAATATTAAGCAAAAAAAGGAAAAAGGATTGTGTAATTATGTCATGATATATACTAATAATAATGGTCCAAAATCGTGGGCAACTATGATTCAAAATTATTTTCATCATAAATTAAAATATCACTTATTTGATAGAATAATTGGAGCATTTAAAGTAAATGGACAAATTATTGAAGTTTGTAGGACCTCACACGGAAAATCTATGAAAGATTTAATAAATTGTACAAAATTACCATCAAATAGTCAAATATGCTTTTTAGATGATCAAACACATAATGAGATGTATAATGAAAATGTATTATATATAAACTTGAAACCATATAATCATAATATAAATTTTATAACTATGGCATCTAAAATTTATGATAAATATTATTCTTATTTTCCTAGTACTAAGTCAAAAGAAAATTTTATGAACTATATTGCTAGAAACACACAAAGTTATAAACTAGAACATTTAAATAAATCAAAAGTAGAATATAATATTGAAAAAGTTTTTGGTAATGTTTTAATAAAAAAAATAGAGGCATTTTTTAACTCAAAATCACGCAAATTTACCAAAAAAAATAGAAAAGCATAATTTAAATAATTAAGTTTTTTATTAAACATATTTGCTGTAAACTACTTAGTTACATTAGCAATTAATTCATTTATAGTATTGCTTATAATATATTTAGCATTGCTTTGTAAATAACTTTCAATAGAACCTATTATTGTACTTGATAACAATAAAAATACACCCGACGAAAATACCAATTGTCTATCAAATTCTCCAAATTTGCGTTCGTTATATGTAATAGGATTATAATATATAACTAACAAAGAACCTATGTATATACGCAAAAATGACTTTAAATATTCTAAATATTGTGGTGCAAAACCACCAACACCTAGCAAAACAATAATATATAATAAAAAACTTGCTCTAAGTGAATATAGAAAGAATATTTCATTAACTTTCCTAATTTTATACATTTTATAGTTATTGATATGTACAAATATTAAAATATTTATACATATTTAACATTAACTATTATGTAAAATATTTATAGCATTTTTATAAACTTACTCGGCAATCTTCCAAAGTTGCCCAAGACCCCCCAAAACTTATGCATTAAAAAGTTAAATTCCACTTTTTTTGAAAAATATAATTTGAAAATTTTTTGGGTTTTGGACATTTATAAATGTCCATTTTTGATTTTTAAGAATCTTTATATAATTTTTAAAATTTTGTTGTGTAAAAATACATTTGTCAGCATTAAGGTAACAAAACATTTAGAAATGCTCAAAATTTTACCAAACCATAAATTTTTTTCAAGAATTTTTAAATTTTTACGCTTTTTTTATAAGTATAAAATACTTATAAAATACTTATAAATTTTGCGAAATTTCGCGACATTTTTTGTTATATTTTTATTTGTTATGATATATGTATTCATATAATAATTTTTATATATATTTTTTTACTCGATTTCAAAAATACTTATATTTGGCGCGAAATTTTTAAAAAATGATTTAAGAGTTTTTTTTATAAGTATATTATACTTATAAATGACTTATAAAAAAAACGCAAAAAACTCCATTTTTTACGAATGTAATTTATGTGATTATAATACGTGTAAAAAGGGCGATTATTGTAGACATTTACAAACGCAAAAACACAAAAATAATGAAATACTTATAAATGGCGAGCAAATAATAAATAAAATTTTTGCTTGTGAATGTGGAAAAAAATACAAACACAATCAGAGTTTATATAATCATAAAAAAAAATGTAATAACGAAGTTATAAGCAATAAAAAGGATGAACCAAATAATCAAGTTATTTTACAAAATAATGTTGACCAAAATATGATAATGAAGTTAATATCCGAAAACAATGATATAAAAAATTTATTATTAATACAACAGCAACAATTATTAGAAC